TGGAACTAGAAATGATCCAGTTAGACCAGGAGGTCCCGGAGGAAACGGTGGAATTGGTTTCTTTGCGGTTTCAGTACCTGGAGGATTATCTGGTCAAACAGTTAACATCGGTGGCGGTGGAGGATCATCTCAATTTGCAAACGTTACAATAGGTGGCGGTGGAAATGGAGGACCAAATGGTGGTGATGTAGGTGGAAGAGGATCACCTTTCTCTCCTTATCCAGCCCAACCAACTATCAATGGCTTATCTGGTTTAGATCCAAATGCTAACTCATTTAATCAAACAAATTTATGGGATGGAAGTACTGTGTTCCCAGTTATTAAAGCTGAAGGTGTTAATACAGATGCATTAGGAAATACATTTCCTGCTGCTAACTCTGGTTTTATGTTTTTAGCAAAAACTATCGGTGGCCCAGGTGGAAGCCCTAACCAAAGTGCACAAAATGGTGGACCAGGTTATATGTTCTTCTGGGAGAAAAATGGAGGTGGATTCTAATGGCAGCTATTGTTTGGAATCATGAAGGAGTAAGTCCTATTGTTTTTTGTAGAGACGATGCGGCAAAAGCTTATGCTTTAAAACATGAAGTGGGAGCAGATGCTACTGAAATTTCAGATGAAGATTTTAACGCTTTAGTTAGAGGTCAAAAAGTAATTGATTTTGAATCAAGACATAATTCAGTAACATATACTGATAGACCTGACGCAGTTGCAAATCTTGAAATTTTTAAAGGTGAACTTGAGAGATGTAAGCAAAAAATTGAAGATCATCTTAAATTTCATAATGATGAAGTTGATCAACCACACAACACTAGATATCAAGCACATCTTACAAACATAGAAACTGTAAAAGCTGAAGCAGATGGTGGTGCGTTAAGTGATAACCCATCTTTTCCAATGGATTCTTTTTATTCATATATGGAGGCAAGATTTGGATCTGCTGTAAGTTATATGGAAATTCCAGTATAATTCACTAGAACTATCTCTAATTTAGTATATACATACTTGGTATGTTTGATAACAAAATTGTTTTTAGGGCACTGCCAGAATTTATCAAATGGAATTCAGATGTAAAACCTGAACCTGTTTCAATGAATGTACCAGAGTGGTACAAAAAACTAGAACATAAACTAGGACTATTTACTGTAAAAGGTTGTCTGCCTTTTATGGATTCTCTTACTACAGGTTATATGCTTAAAACTGCGCAAGATTATTATATAACAATGAAACCCCAAGAAAATCCAGAAATTGAAGAAGACAAATGGGAATATAAAGTTCAAACAAGTTTTTCAATGGCTCCCCCTTTTATGCAAACACAAGCAAATTATTTAGGTATAGGACCAGAACCTGGGTTTCATCCTTTCAAACAATTAGAAGGTTCATCATTTATGGAAAAAAATTTGTCTTATAAATTTTTTAAATTTGAAAACCCTTGGTTTATCGAAACTCCAAAAGGTTATTCATGTCTATTTTTACCTTTACTTAATAATAATGATGACAGGTTTGAGATATTACCAGGAATAGTTGATACTGATATGCACACACATAGAGTGCAACTTCCATCTGTTTTCAATGGTTGGAAATATAAAAATGGTTATGAGGGAACAATAAAAAAAGGTACACCTTTTGCACAAGTTATACCTTTTAAAAGAGATAAATGGAAAATGCAAATAAAACCTATTACTAAAAAAGAAATAGATGAGAAAGACTTTAAACTTTCAACAACAAGATATAAGTTCATAAGAAGTGTATGGAACAAAAAAATAACAAAATAATTTTAGATCAAAAACAAACAGACTTATCTAAATTTGTTAAAGTGTATGACAATGTTATACCAATACAAAAATTACAAAAGTTATTAAAATGGCTTAATATAGTTCAACCTAGTTATTGGGAAGCAGGAAAGATAGGAGATACTGGTGATGGGGGTAAACTTGATAAGTCTTTTAGAGTTGTTGATTGTTTACCTTTATGTACTCATCATAACTCCATGACTAATGTTCACTACACATATTTTTTCCATGAAGTAGTTTTGCAAATCGTAAGAAAATATGTACAAGATACTGGTATAGAATTTCACGATTGTAACGTGTCTCAACTTGAGATCTTAAGATATAATGTTGGTGGTAATTACAAACCACATATTGATGCAAGTCTAACATATCCAAGAAGATTAAGTTTTATATATTTTTTAAATAATGATTATGAGGGTGGTGAATTACACTTTCCTGGTATTGGTAAGATTGAACTTCAACCAAACAGATGTGTTATTTGGCCTAGTAGTTTTATGTATCCTCATGGAGTAAAACCAGTTACAAAGGGAGTAAGATATAGTTTAGTATCATGGATAAATTAAAAACACCAATACTTATAAAAGATTTTATAACTCCTGATGAGGCTTTTTTCTTTCATAGTTACGCAAAATTAAATTTAAGAAATAATGCAGGTGGGTTGTCTATGGCTGATGACGTTGTAACTAATTTTGATGCATCACATTATGCAGATCCAGCCACAGAGATTTTGTTAGTACAAAAATGGAAACGTATGGAAGAAATTTGTGGTATTAAATTATGGCCTACATATTCATTTTACAGAATGTATGTAAATGGATCAGAATTAAAAAAACATAGAGACAGACCTTCTTGTGAATACTCAGTTACATTACATTTAGGATCTGATAATGTGCCATGGAAAATGTGCGCAGATGGTAAGTGCTTTGAATTAAAACCTGGTGAAGCTATTGTCTATAAAGGAATTGATTGGGAACATTACAGAGAAGGTCCTTATAAAGGTGACCAATACAGTCAAGTATTTATGCATTACGTTGCTCAAGACGGTCCACATAAAGATTGGAAGTATGATAAACGACTTAGAATAGGTTTAAGAAGATAAGCTAATATGCTATAATCTGGCATGCCATTAGCTAACATACAGATACAACCAGGATTTAACAAACAGATCACTGCTACCGGAGCTGAAGGTCAGTGGGTCGATGGTGATTTTGTTAGATTTAGATACGGACTACCTGAAAAAATAGGTGGTTGGGAAGAAATTATAAATAAAAAAGTAGTAGGTGCTATTAGAGAACAACTTATTTGGGCTGATCTTGATGGTAGAAAATATATAGCTTTAGGCTCAAACAAAGTTTTAGTAGTTTATTTTGAAGGAGCTTACTACGATATTACGCCTTTAGATACTCCAATAACTGGTGCTACTTTTACGACAGTGAATACAAGCACAACTGTTACTGTAAATAAAATTGGTCATGGATTGACTGATGGAGATTTATTTAAATTTACATCTGTAACACCTCCCTCAGGAGCAGGATATATAGCTTCAGATTTTGAAACAAATACATTTCAAGTAGTTACGGCTAGTGTTGATACATTCACTATAACAATGGCTTCTGCAGCAGGCACATCAGTAGCTGCTAGTGGGTCAGCTGTGCTTAATCCTTATGTTGAAGTAGGACCCTTAAATCAAACTGCTGGTTATGGTTGGGGAACATCCTCTTGGGGTGGCCAATCTGGACTTGTTACAACTTTAGATGGAGCACTAGCTGATGACACTCAAGGTAACAATGGATCTGCAACTGAAATAACAGTGACCTCGGCTCTCGGTTTTCCAACAAGTGGAAGTATAAAAGTTGGAGCTGAGTTTATTTCTTACACAAATATAACAGGTAATATATTAGAAGGTATTACGAGAGATTCTGGAGGTACAAGAACAGCACACTCAGATGGTGCATCCGTTGAATATTTTACAGCTTGGGGACAAGCCTCTACATCTACGACAGTATTACTAGATCCTGCTTCATGGTCATTAGATCATTTTGGAAGCACTCTTGTTGCAACAATTAAAAATGGAAAAACTTTTCAATGGGAAGCAATTAGTTCGAACCCTGCTGCATTAACCACAAGAGCAACAGCTATTCCTGGAGCTCCAACCACTTCTGTTATGTCAATAGTATCAGAAAGAGATAGGCATCTTATTATTCTTGGAACTGAAACAACTATCGGAACTGAAAGCACACAAGACAAAATGTTTATAAGATTTTCAGACCAAGAAAATTTATCAGATTATGCACCGACATCAACGAATACTGCAGGTACTTTTAGAGTAGACTCTGGGGTAAAAATTGTAGGAGCAGCAAAAGCTAAAGATTACATATTAATTCTTACTGATACCTCTGCGTATATCATGCAGTTTGTAGGTCCTCCATTTACTTTTTCTATTAGACAGGTTGGATCTAATTGTGGATTGATGGGTCAGCACGCTGTTAAATATGTTAATGGTAAAGTTTTTTGGATGGGTCAAGCAGGAGGATTTTTTGTTTATGATGGTACTGTTAAATCATTACCTTGTTTAGTAGAAGATTTTGTATTTACAAGTAAAGGAGATAACTTAGGTATTAATTATACAGCAGGTGAGCAAGTATATGCTGGATTAAATCATTTGTATGAAGAGATAACTTGGTTCTATGCAAGGAATGGAGAGGAACAAGTAGATAGAGTTGTAACTTACAACTATACTGAAAACACTTGGACTACAGGTTCATTAGCTAGGACTTCTTGGGCTGACGCAACATTATACGATAATCCTTATGCAACTGAATTTATTACCACAGATGTGCCTACGTTTCCAACAATACAAGGAGCAACAAACATAAATGGTGCGTCTACATATTATGCACATGAAGTTGGTAACAATGAAGTTGATGCTCTTGGTAACAAAACAGCAATACCTGCATTTATTACATCAGGAGATTTTGATTTGTCTACCGGTGGAGATGGACAATTTTTTATGAGCATAAGAAGATTTATACCAGATTTCAAAATATTAACTGGTGATGCACAAGTTACTTTAAATTTAAGATCCTATCCTGCAGTAAATGCACAGTCCTCTCCTTTAGGTCCTTTTACAATAAATTCATCAACTGATAAAGTTGATACAAGAGCAAGATCTAGATTTGCAAGTGTAAAGGTAGCAAATACCTCCACCGATCAGAATTGGAGATATGGTACATTTAGAGTAGATGTACAACCAGATGGTATGAGGGGATAATGGCTAGAGTTGATCTATTAATACCAGAACCTACACCTACTTATACTGAAGAAAATCAAAGACAAGTAGCTCAGTCTTTACAAACCCTCAAAGATAAATTAAACACATCTTATCAACAAGAATTAAAAAATGAACAAGATACTTTTAATTATTTCATGCAATGACAATTAGATACAAAAGCGATACATTTGATTTAGATACAACTAATGTGACAACTATTTTGACTTGTCCTGCTGATGCAACAATAATTGTAAAAAATATTCAAGCAGTTCATAATACTGCGAGTAATGTGGATACTGATTTACTTATCAGAAAATCTGGTGCAGGTGCAGATGTACAAGTTGCACATAAACAATTGAATAAAGAAACTTTTAATTTTGCATTAGAAACAATAAATTTAGAAGCTAGTGATATTCTTAAAATGCAAGCAGATACAGCTAACGAAATAACTGGTTTAGTAAGTTATGCTCAAATAGACAGATCTCAGGAGAATGGCTAAACAAAAATTTACACACTTCATACCCAGAGATAAACCTAAGAAAAGAGGTCCTCGGCAACACAAGAAAAATCTCAACAAGCACGAGAAACGGCAAAAGAAACTTACTAGATATAAAGGCCAGGGTTGTCCGTGAGAAACCTTCATCAACCTTCCTTTCAAAAGTTTCATGAGTTTTTAGTAACTCATCAAGTAAATTTAAAAGAATGGGATATATTTGATATCTTAAAAATATCTAAAAGATTTCCTTATCAGTTTCACCATGGTCATGAGAGTATTTGTTTATTAGATAATTTAGGAACAAAATTAAGAAAAGAGTTATTTGATATATATGGTTTTTTAGATTTTGATAAATTTAAAAATTTTTATGACAAAGGGTTTTCATTTATCATAAGTGATGTGCTTGATATTAATGATGAACTAAAAAAAATAGAACAGGTTGCTTTAGAAACATTTGGTGTAAGAATATGTGGTAATTTTTATTTTTCAAAAGGTTTAAATAATCAAAATGTTTCATTTCCAGAACATACTGATGATTATTGTTTATTTATAAAAAATATATATGGGGAATCTGTTTGGAATATAGATAGAAAGGAAACAATTATTAAAGATCAAAATGTTCAATTTATAAATAGAATGACTCCACATTGTGTGACTTCTATAAAAGAACCTAGACTTTCATTAAGTTTAGCTATATACAAACAAGATTAATTATGAAAATAGAAACTACAAAAACAAGTCTTAATTTATTTTTCAACGAAAGCGAAATACAAAAAATTAAAGATGATGGAGTGATGACTATCAAAAATGCTAATAAAAAACATTTTATTAATATTATGGTAGATCAGATGATGAACATTTATAAAACTATGGTAGGTAGTGAATATGCTAATTTATTTACTGAAGGTAATACAATAGAAGAGCCTAATGGTCCTCACGAATACAAAGCAGAATTAAATGTGATTGAAAGAATTTTAGAAAACAATAGGCATTACACTAATGTAATACAATTTTCTAAATTTAATAACTTTAAATGGAAAGGACTTAAATTATTAAAAGATCCTATGAGTCTAACTATTTACCAACAAATGCTGCAAGAGCTTAAACCAAAAACAATACTAGAATTTGGTTCTGGCGAAGGTGGTTCCGCTTATTGGTTTTCTGATATGACAAAAACATTAGGCTTAGATACAAGAATTATCACTATAGACAACCAAGAGATCAAAGATATACCGAACGTTGAATTTATAAAATTAGATGTTAATAATATAGATTCATATGAGTTTGAAGAATACGAATCACCCATGTTAGTTATTGAAGATTGTCATGCTAATATGAAGGGTATAATTAATAAGGTATCATCAATGATGACTACTGGTGATCGTTTAGTTGTAGAGGATACCATAGACCCAGATAAGTATGCTATATTTAAATCTTGCGATTTAACTTCATTTAGTAGAGATAGTAAATATTGTGACTTCTGGGGAAAAAATAATTCTTGGAATTATGATTCATTTTTAAAAAAGGAGAAATAATATGACACTTAAAAAGATACCAGCTGAAGCTAAAGAAATAATTAAACATAAGAGAACAGGTAAAGTTTATGCTAGTAAAGCTGATTTTGATGCTGATGTTGCTGATACCAATACTGACACTACTAATGATGATTTTAGGCAGGACTTGGAAATTAAAGTTACAAAAGTATCTATGGAAAGTTTAACTAAGGAATGATAGCTAGACAAGTTGAAGATTTTATTCCTAGGTTAGATTACATTTTACCTGAAATAAAAAAAATTAAATTATATGATCAAGAAAATCTCAACTCGTTACGAGGCACTACTGAAACATTCCCTGGATTAAGAAGCTTTCCATTAATTGAAACAAATATTTTTTTGTATGAATATATTAATTTTTTAATGTTTTATAATAAATTAGTTAAACCAGAAGATATAAATTTTATTACACATTTTATACATTTAAGACGAGAAGAAGATAATGAAAAAGATTTTGTACATCAAGATTTTTTTAATTTTTCATCATTAATATATTTATCTAAAACTAATTTAAACTCTGGAACATATTTATATGACAAAGAAAAAAATATAATTAATGATTTTAAATTTGTAAAAAATAGATTAGTAATGTATTCTAGTGAATATTTTCATATGGGTTATGGACACCATGGGACAGATATAGACAACGGAAGATTAACACTTAACAGTTTTATAACATTAAAATAATGGAACCTAGAGGCGCAACAGAAATTCAAATGGAAATGCTGCATAAGCATGTTTCAAAAGAAATATTAGATCAAGTACAGATATGTACATCCATACCGGGTAAAGTTCCAATAGACCCAAACAAACTAAATATACTTTGGCAAAAAAATTCTTGGGATCAAGGTAATCTTCAACCTTTTTTTAGTAATAAAGAAAGACACAAAGAATATGATTGGTATGTATTTAATAGTCATTGGAATTATGAAAAGTTTAGATATTTTTTTGACATACCCACAGATAGATCAGTAGTAATTAAAAATGGTATTGAATCTTTTCCTATTAGAAAAATATATAAAAAAGGTGATCCAATAAAATTAATACACCACTGCACTCCCTGGAGAGGTTTAAACGTAGTATTAAGAGCTATGCAGGAGATAACGGATCCTAATATTACATTAGATGTTTACAGCTCAACACAGGTTTATGGAGATTCCTTTAAACAAGCCAATGATGAACAATTTAAACCATTATACGAGCAAGCAGAGAAGTTATCTAACGTAAATTATATAGGGTACAAACCAAATGAATACATTAGAGAAATGATGCCTAACTATGATATGTTTATTTATCCATGTATATGGGAAGAAACTTCATGTGTATCAGCTTTAGAAGCTCTAGCATCTGGTGTACATACCATTACAAATAATCTAGGTGCTCTTTATGAAACTTGTGCTGAATGGCCTGTGTACATTACATACAATAAAAATTATGAAAGTATGGCTATTGATACTGCAGCAGCAATAAAAATGGCAGCAACTTATTTGCACACAGATTATATACAAGAACATTTAGAACAACAACAAAAATTTTACAAAAGATTTTACAATTGGGAAAAGAAAGGTATGGAGTGGACTGGGTTTTTGAAAGGAGCGTTAGATGAAAGAAACAGTAAATAAAGATACTTACCAAACTTTAAAAGAAATTAAAGTACAACCACCACCATTTGAAAAATCGATTACACCTTTGTGGAAATCTAATAAACCAAAAAGTAAAGTATCATTGTTTGTGGCTACACCTGTGCACAGTGACTGTTCTATACATTACACGCAAGCTTTATTAGAGCTGCAACAAGCTTGTATAAAAAATAATATTCTAATTTATTTTCATTTACTTAAATCATCTCTTGTTACTCAAGGAAGAAATTTATGTGTAGCAGGATTTTTAGAATCAAACTGTACACACATGTTATTTGTTGATTCGGATATTTATTTTAAACCAGAGTCAATATTAGCAATGTTAAAAAAAGATAAAGAAGTACTTTCAATACCTTATCCTTTGAAAACAATGATGTGGGATAAAGCCTTATGTAGAATTAAAGAAGGTGATATCAAAACAATAAATAACTTGAAAGCATCTTTAAATACTTATCCAATGAAAGTTGGGGATAGTAATGATATCACAATAGATGATGGAGTTATTGAAGTAACTCATAGTCCAACGGGATGCATGATGATTAAAAGGTCTGTATTTGATAAAATGATCAAAGCTTATCCAGAAAAAAATATTGTACAAAAAACAGTTATTAACGGTGAATATGTTGATAGACCTAACTTATGGAATTTCTTTGACACGCTCCACGATCCAGTAGAGAAAACATATTTAGGGGAAGACTTCGCTTTTTGCCAACGTTGGAAAGAAATAGGTGGTAAATGTTATGCCTATATAGATGATCCTATAGTGCATGTTGGAGAGCATCAATACATAGGTCGTTTTGCTGATGAGTTGAAACCCAACAAGTAAAATGGTAATATATGCTAATATTAGGAAAGTAGACTATGGATCCATTTACATTAGCATTAGCCACATTTGGCGTACAAAAACTTAGAGGTAAATCAACAAAGAGAGCATTGAGAGATGCAGCTTTAGTCGGTGGAGGTTCTTATGCATTAGGTGCATCAGGCATATTAGGTTCACAAAGCACATTCGGACAAGGCCCTGCATTTTCAACTTTAGGTTTAGGTCAAGCAGCAACACCAATGCCAAAAGGAGACTTAGGTTCAAGTTTTTTAAATAGAGCTAACATGCCAGCAGGCACACAAATAGGAACTAACCCCCGATTTGAAAGAGCGGGAAAATTAATTGAATCAAGAGGTGGAGAACTTTCAGGACTAAATGTAATGGAAGCTACACCCGAGAAAAAAGGCATCGCTGCTAACTTACTAGAAAAAGCAAAAAAGAATAAGTTGGCAACTGCACTTACTGCAACTAGTTTATTACCATTATTAGAAAGTGAAGAAGATCCAGAACCACCATTTACAGAAGAAGATTATAAAAAAGCATACGCAGAACAATCTGCTAAATTAGAAGGTGCATTTGTTCCAACAGAAAACGCAAGACCAACAAGAGCTGAGACTTATGGATCAAATATGTTTTATGCAAATGAAGGTGGACTAGCTAATATGATTTCAAAGTTTAATCAAGGAGGAATAAATTATCTTCCTTCTAAATCAGATCATGATGAAAATGATTATAACAATTATGTAAGAGCTGAAGGTTACGTTGAAGATGGAGCTGGTAATGGTGATAAGGATGAAGATACTATGCTTGCACAATTAGCAGACGGTGAGTTTGTGTCACGTGCAGATGCAGTTCTTGGAGCTGGTATTTTATCTGGAGGAGATCCAAAAAGTTATAAGAGTATGAGAAAAGCTGGAGCTGATTTTTTTTATGGTCAGCAAAAACAATTTAAAAGAATTTATGATTTAGTCAATGCAAGCAAAAAAGATAATTAAAAACGATATTGAAGTATTACCAATTATCCCATCTAAGGTAGAGGATATCTGGTCTTTAGTTCATTTTATGATTGCAGAAGCTTTAGTATACAGTGGTAAGTATGCAGAGCCTAATGACATAAAAGAATTATTACTTTCTGGAGACAATCAATTATTTTTAATATTTGGTTCAGAAGGAGAAGAGTCTAATAAAGTTTATGGTGTTGTTACAACTAGAATTTTTAAAAACCCAAACTTTAAAGAACTACAAGGTTTAATATGTACAGGACAAAAAATGAATTTATGGGAAGACAAATTAATTAAAACATTAGAACAATTTGCAAGAACAAATGGATGTAAAAAAGTTAAAGCTTATATGAGACCAGGTTATAAAAAAGTTATGCCTAAGTATGGTTATAAATCAAGACACATTGAATTTGAAAAGGAGTTAAATT